TTTTATCTACTATAGGAGTTTTTTTTTTTTCAATTATTGTTTTACTATGATTTAAATTTGGCTTTATAAAATCTATTTCATCAAGATTAATTTTTTTACCATTTTCGTCTCTTTGTATATTGTCTATATCTAAGTGTCCAGGTAAAATATCGTCTTTTTTAAATTTCAAGTTTGCATTATTATTATTCATTTTATATAAATAATTATTTTATTAGATCATTCAATTTTTTAACCAAAATATTATGATTTCAATCATTTAATTTTTATTTATTATATCATTAAAGATATTGAAATCCAATTTATTATTTTTTATAATTATATCGGATTTTTTTTTTAATGGTTCTATATATTTGTAGTGCATTGGATGAACATATTTAAAATATTGTATTAAAATATCTTTTAATGTTCTATTTCTTGATTGATAATCTCTTAATATTCTACGATAAAGTCTTTTAAAGGGATAAATATCTAAATATATTTTGTAAGATAATAAGTCTAAAATTCGTTTATCATAAAATAGGAATATTCCTTCTACAATAATAATTTTTGTATTTTTAATACGTATACATGATTCTTCTCTTGTATGATTTATAAAATTATATTTCGGTATTAAAATATTGTATCCTTTTTTAATTTTTAATAAGTGATGATAAAATAGATCTAAATCAATTGCATTTGGTGTATCAAAATTTTTGTCATTATTATTATTATTAGTGAATTGTTTGTAATAATTATCCATATTAATAATTGGTATATCAATCTTAATATTATTTTTTTTTTTTATCCTAATTTCAATATTTTTCTTTATTAATAAAGCGGCACTAGTTTTACCGCTTGCAGAACCACCACACAATCCTATTATAAAACTAGTTGACATGTTTATAATAATATTATAAAAATATTCTTTAATTTGATTATTTCATAAAAAATAAAAAAATAATTTATTTAATTTAAATTAAAATAATAAGAAATAGTGATAAATGAACACAAAAAACTACTAAATTTAATTCGTGTATTCCAAATTTTGGATTTGAATGATCTTTTTTATTGTCTTGCCTTGAATTATTGAAATTATCATCAATATTATCATCTTGTGAAATATCTTGATTAGTGTTAATATTATCAGTAATTATATCATATGTTGTATTACTATTGTTATTATTTTTTTTAAAAAGATTAGACAATTGAATATCTTTAAATGGCATTTTTATATATAGATAATTGATAGATTTTTTATATATTTAAGATTCAATTTTTTTATTTAAGAACAAAAATTAAATATAATAAAATTAAAATGAAAAAAAAAGAGGTGAATATAATTATCTATGTTGAAAAAGATACAAATATAAAGTACAAAATTGAAAATTATGAGAAAAAGAGATTACTTAATTACATAGATAAAATAAATTCAGAGTTTAGTTATCCATTCAACATAGGATATATTCCGAATACAATAAGTAAAAATGGAGAAAAATTAGAGGCTATTTTATTAATAAATACAAAATTAAGAGTTGGATCAATTTTAAAATGTAAAGTTATAGGCGTAATATTTTTAAAAGATATATACAAAATACTAGTAGTTCCTAGTTCTGATATAGATATAAATTATAAAAATATTAATAAATTGGAACAGTTACCAGAAATGAAAAAAAAACTAATAGATTTTTTTATAAAATCTAATGAAGAATTGAATTTTAAAAATCTGGAATATGCGATTAATTTAATAAACGATCAAGAAATAAAAAATAAATTTTTTTCAAGAATATAAATATTATGAATGGAATTTTAGATTAAATGAATAAATGATTATGAATTATTTAATATTGTAATTGATTGCTCCTTGATATCCCATTCATTTGTTTTGAAATTAACCTGATTATTAAAATTATATTTACTATGATAAGGTTCAGGTAAATTATGTTTAGTACATGAATATAGAATAGGTGGATATTGGTCATTTGAATTATGATCGCATCGTTTATCTTTATTTAAATTTATATTCCTTGAGAAACAACAAAAATCAAAATAAGATCGACTGGGCATTGTATTAGAATAAGTAGTATATATAGATTTTATTTATTAATTAATAATATATATTTGATCTATTTTTAAAAAATATTAAAAATATGAAATATATATTATAAATATATAAATGAGCATTAATAATGATGAAATAGATGATTTTAATAATTTATCTGATGAAAGAAAATTATCTACTATGGAAACATTAAAATTTCCAGACTCCATTAAAATAAATGATCATTTAATGGAGAGATCATTATTAGGAAATAATACAGAAATAGGATTATATGAGTCAATTGAAAAGCCGTGTTTAGTGGAATTAGATAATAGAAGAAAAACAATTTTAGCTTTAGATAATTTAGATTCTGAATTTGGATGTAGAGATATATATGATTTATTTAATAGATTTGGAAATATAGTAAGTTGTAAATTATGGATAGATAAAAGAGGTCATTGTTTAGGTAAAGGATATATAGTATTTTATGATTTAATAGAAGTTGAAAAAATTTTTAAAGAAATGAATGATCGTATATTTTGGAATAAAAAAATGACGATTAGAATAATGGATCATTAAAATTTTGAAGATTCGTTTAAGATATTAATAAATTTATTAGCTTCTGAGACTTTTTTATTTAAAAATTTAAAATTTTGTTTTTCGTCAATTAGATTATATTTTAATTGTGGTTGAATTGTATCATCAGTATGTTCAATTATATTTTTTTTTTTTAATCTAAAATTAGTTTTAATTTTTTGGCAAATACTATGTAATTTATTAATATTATCATTAGATAAATTATTATTTTTATGATTTGGTTTATTCATTATTGAGTTGCCTATAGCTATACCAATTAATCCAATACTTAATATAGATATTATATTTGCAATATTAAGATTATCAAATATAGTAAGTGAAAATGAATTTTGATAGATAAATTTTTTTTTTTCAATGACTGGATCATAATATAAAATATCATCATGAATATCAATTATAGGTATATGAATATTAGGTCCTTTTGCGGATGATTGTACAGAAAATAAGTTAATTTTTAAAAATATTTTTTGTTTAATTAATTGATCAGGTTGACAGTTTTTATTAAGTTTAACACAAATAGTATCATCATCAATTTGGTTAATATATTTAAAACAATAATGTTCATTGATTTTGGTATAAAATATTTCATTAAATTTTGGGCAAAAGGAGGGATAAATATTAATATTAAATTGAATATGATAGATATCATCATTATTTAGATTAATAATATTTTTTATTTTATATGGTAGTATAATAGTGCAAGATGATTGATAAAGATTAATATTTGAGTCAATGTGTCCAGATACTATATCAAAGACGTTTACTTTTTTTTTTTCTATTTTTTCCCATTTTAATTTAGAGATCTTATGTACGATTTGGTCTAATGTGGAGAATTGCATATAAAAATATGGAAAATAAGAATGATTTAATATATTTTTGAAATCAATATTTTGAATTTTTCTTGGCATTATATATAATTAAGATAAATTATTTAAATTTTTTATACATGCTTCAGCAAGATTTAATTTATCATTAATATTATAATTTTTTATTTTTTTATTTTTGGAAATTAGTTCTTTTTTATTAAATTGTCTTTCGAGATTTGGATCATTTGAAATTTTTATTTTTTTTTGTTTTTTTATTTGTGTTGGTTTGATTAATAAGTTTTGTTTTATATTTTGGAAATTTTGGGAAAAAGAATATGATGAATTTTTAGAGAAGTTATTATTTAATATAATTTTCTTATTATTTTTATGAATATTATTATAAGATTGTTTAAGAGATGTATTAACCATAATCTTATGAGGTTGTTTATTTTGATTAGATTGGGATTGAGAGTTTATATTTGGATGAATAATTATATTTTTTTTCTTTTTTATAATTTTTTTATCTATAAATAATTTTTTTCTTGAGTCTAAGATATTTTTTTGATTTGAGATTTTAAATTTAGTTAATGATTTTTTTTTGGTATTTGGTTGATTTGAAATATGTGGATAAATATTTCCATCATTTTTTTTTTTTTTTTGTAAATTTTCATAAATAGTAATATTTGATTTTTTTTTTTTTTATTGTTTATTTTTTTTATTTTTTATGTTTTTAAATTTTGAATTTTTTTTTTTTTTTTTTTCTTTTGGAGGAGATTTGTTTGATTTTTTAAATATTTTATTAATTTTATTTTTTATTTTATAATTTTTTAAAATATTTTGGTGATTAGAAATAGATATATTTTCTGAATTTTTTTTTCGGGACAATGATTTTTGATAAATATTTTGTGTAATAAAAATGGATATGATTATAGAGAAGGTTATAAATAATAGATTTTTATTTAAATATTGATGATAATGAAAATGTGTGATCATTAAATACTTATTATTTGTATATAAAATAATTTTTGAATATAATATAATTAAAAATTGATTTAAAATTATTTCAATAAATAATGTAATTATTAAAAAATAAAGAAATGTCCAAATCAAAGACAACAAGATTAGTAATTGTTGAAAGTCCAGCAAAATGTAATAAGATAAAGAAATTTTTAAGTAAAATAAAAGATTATGAATGGATTGTGAAAGCGAGTTATGGTCATGTAAATCAATTAAAACCTTCATTAAGAGAATCGATTGATATAAATAATAATTTTAAGCCATCATATATGATTACGGAAGAAAAGAAACATATAGTTAGAGATTTATCTAAGATTGCAAAAAGAGTTAATGTCGAGGTGATAATTGCAACAGATCCTGATAGAGAAGGTGAGGCAATAGGTTATCATTTATTGAATTTATTAAATTTAGATATAAAAAATACAAAAAGAATATTTTTCAATCAAATTACAGAAAAGGCGGTGTTAAAATCTTTAGAAAATCCTGTAAAGATAAATATGAATTTGGTGAAAGCTCAGCAGGCGAGATGTATTTTGGATAAGTTAATGGGATATGAGATTTCACCTGTGTTATGGAGACATATAAAGTCTGGATTATCTGCAGGGAGATGTCAAAGTCCTGCATTAAGATTATTATGCACGAGAGAGGAGAAGATTAAAGAATTTTCTAGAAAATCATTTTTCAAGGTTAGTGGTAGTTTTGTTTTTAATAAAAATAAGGATTTGGAGGTGGATGGAAGTATAGAGAAGAGTTTTAATAATATTGATAAATTGAAAGAGATATTTAAAAACTTTTTGGTAGATAAATTTAGTGTAAAACAAATAAAAGAAGTAGAGAGTACAAAAAATCCATCACCACCATTAACGACATCATCATTACAGCAAGATTGTTCATCAAAATTGGGGATATCTCCTAAAGATTGTATGATGATTGCACAAAAATTATATGAGGGTGGATTAATAACATATATGAGGACAGATTCAATAGATTTATCTAAAGAAGCGATAAATGATATAAAAGAGATAGTTAAAAAAAAATATGGTGAAAAGTATTTATATGAAGGTAAAATAAGATTTAAGAATAAATCAAAAAATAGTCAAGAGGCACATGAAGCAATAAGACCAGTAAAAATGGAGAAGGAAATATTAGAGAATAAATATAATAGTAGGGAAAAGAGAGTTTATAATTTAATTTGGAAACGAACAATTGCTTCACAAATAATATCAAAGAAAATTAAAATAAAAAAAATATTAATAGAGGGGGATAGAAGTAAACAGATATTTAAGTCTGAAATAGAGGATGTATTAGAGAGAGGTTTTGAAATTGTTTATAAAAGTGAAAATAAAAATATGACCGAATTATTTAATTTTGTAAGTAGTTTAAAAATAGGAGAAAGATTACAATATAAAGAAATAGAAGCAGAGGAAAAATATACTAAACCTTTAGTAAGATATAACGAAGCGACATTGATAAAAGATTTAGAAAAGTTAGGTATAGGGAGACCATCAACATATTCTTCTATAATTACAAGAATCCAAGATAAAAATTATGTTGAAAAAAAATCGAAAGATGGTATAGAATTGGAGAGTAGAGGAATAAAATTAAAAAATAATTTGATAAAAGAGGAAAATAAAAATATCAAATGGGGCAATGAAAAAGATAGATTATTTGTATCAGAGATAGGTGATATGGTGAATAAATTTTTAGAAATTAATTTCACGACTGATGATAATAGTGGGGTTATGGATTTCAATATGACAGCAGATTTGGAGGAAAAATTAGATAACATAGCGGAAGGAAATGTAGATTGGATAAAGGTGATAAGAGAAAGTTACGATAGTTTCCATCCGATTGTGGATAATTTGGGGAAATCTGAGAGAGCACAGAATATAGGAAAAAGGATTTTAGGAAAGGATGATGATGGTTTGGAGATAGGAATTACGATGGGTAAAGATGGATATGTAGTTTTTAAAAAGGGTAAGGATTTTAAAGAGAAGTGGAAATTTGGAAGTATAGATGAGAATATTAATGTAGAGGAAATAGATTTGTTACTTGCAAAAAAATTATTAGAATATCCAAAAAATTTGGGAAAGTATAAGGGAAGAGATATAATAATAAAAAAGGGTAAATTTGGACCATATATATCATATGATGGAAAAAATTATTCTGTTGATAATGTTGAAAATATAACAATGGATTATGCGAAAAAAAGAATAGAAAACAAAATTTTAGGAAGTAACGAAAAAATAGTAGGTGAATACATGGAAAAAAATATTTATTTTTTAAAGGGAAAGTATGGGAATTACATAAAATACGATGATAAAAATTATAGTTTAAATGATAAGAATATGGAATTTGAAGATGTAGATGTGGATGAAATGATTAAAATAATAAAAAATAAGAATAGTTCTATATTAAAGGAGTTTAATAAGAAATTATCAATTAGACAAGGTAAAAAAGGTAAATATGTTATGTTTAAAGAAGGAAAAGGAAAGCCAATATTTGTAGGTTTACCAGATACTATAGATATTAATAAAATATCGGAGAAGAAATGTATGGATTATTTAAAAAATGAAAAAAAATAAAATAGTTTTAAAAAAAATAATATAGTAATATATATATATATATATATATATATAAAAATGAGAAAGTGTATGAAAAAAAACAAAAAAACTATTAAACAAAAAGGAGGGAATAGATGGAAAGATCATATAAATAAAATTAAGTCTGAAAATAAAGATTTAAGATTTGGGGATATTTTAAAATTAGCAAAAAAGAGTTATAAAAAAAATAAGGTGGTTAGAAAAATTAATAAAACACATAAATGGCGAGATCATGTAAAAAAAACAAGTGCAAAAAATAAAAATTTAAAATTTAGTGATATTTTAAAACTTGCAAAGAAAACATATAAGAAATGATGAAAAATATTTAAATTTTTTTTTTATTATAAATATATGGTAATAAAAAAAAAAAAAAAAGATAAAAATATGATAGGGTCTATGATGTTCTATCTGATTGTTCTTATTTTGCCTTTGGCAAACGAAAAGTTCCGAGATGAAGATTGATTAATTATTAGAGCATGGTATAATAGTTGGTTTAATATCAATATCTGCATATTGTTGATTAGTTGCAGAGTCCCAGCCATAGAGTCCATGTTTTATTTCGGCACCATTCATAATATTTTCATCATTATATTCCCATAGAATTGTAGAGTTTTGATTATTATTTTTTGGTATTTTATCTTTTATACAAATAGTTGGAGGGTCTATATTTTTTTTTTTTGGGAGAACTTGGTTGGGTAGATCGATTTCGTTGGTAATATTTACGACGGGTTCAAAATATTTATCAATTGCATGATTATTTGTTTGGAAATTTGGTATAGAATAATCATTTTTATAAATATTGGATGGTGGAGGTAGTATTGTTTCTTTTTCTTTTAGATAAATATCAGTATTTTCATTATATATATCTTGATTTTCATTCATATATTGTAATAATTGTTCTTTCATAGATTCGTTATTAAGATCATTTTTTATATTTTTGGAGTCATTTGTTATAGTAATATTATCTGATAGATGATTTGTAAAATTTTCGATATTGAGGTTAGGTAATTGATTAAATAAGTTATTATTATTGTTATATTTGTTTCTGAATTTATATATTTTTTCCCTTAATAAAATAAGTTTAATGAAATAATGAAAAATAAATATTATTATAAGAGAGTATAAAATTATTTTAATTGTACTATTTTTCATATTATAATATATATATATATATAATAATAATTTTTTTTATACTTTAGATGAAATATATTTTTAATAAATATAGATATTTGTAATAATTTTAAAAATTTATAGTTGCGATATCAAGTTCGGTAAGTAAATATTTTTTGTTTTCGAGATCGTTTTTAATGTTTTCATGCAATAGGATATTAATTAAATCCTTGGAGTATGAATATTTTTCGTAAACGAGTTCATCAGTTAGGTCAGTATAGTCATCAATTTTGATATCATCATCATCTTCATAAATTTCTTCATTATCTGAATCAATGATATCATTTTGATCATTAGATAATTCATCAATTTCATCTTTATCAATTAATGATAGAATATTAATGGGTTCAATTTCATTTTTGTCTTCGAAATTATCTAGAGATATATCATTAATAGTATCATAATCGGTACTTAGATCTTCATCATTAGTTTGTTCAAGATCGGTGTTTGAATGATGATTTTGGAAATTATTATTATTTTGGGAAATTGGGTTTGAAAGTTGTTGATTATGTTGATCCTTATAATTTGTTGAATTGGAGATAGAATCAATTAAATCGTTAAATTCTTCTTTTTTAATATTTTGTAGAGAGTTAAATTCAAATTTATTATTAGTAGTTTTGATAATGATGATATCATCAAAGCATTGATTAGGTATAATGTGTTTAAATTTATCATTAATATTTTTTCCTTTATCGAAGCCAAAAAATAATAGATTATAAGAAGAATTATGATAATCATATTTATAGATAAGATCAAAATTATTTTTTGAGCCTTTGTTTTTGATTTTTTTATAAAAATATTCAATAATATTTTCTTTATTATTTAATTTTTCTTTTGTCTTTTTAGTTGGTTTTATTTCGTTGTTAATAATATTTCCATCAGGAGTGAGAGATAAAAAAAATACCATTATAATATATGATTAATTTTTAAAACTTTAAATATTTTTTTTATATTTTTATAAATTTAAAAATAGCATAGAATAATTTATTTTTAAATTTAGAAAAATACTTAAATTTATTTTATATTAATATAAAATAGATGACAAGTTTTAAGAAAGAAAATAATTTTGATAAAAGAAAAGGAGAATCGAAAAGAATAAGAGAGAAATATCCGGATAGGATACCAATAATAGTAGAAAAGAATTCAAATACAGATTTGCCAGATATAGATAAAAAAAAATATTTAGTTCCTTCGGATTTAACAGTAGGACAATTTATTTATGTAATTAGAAAAAGAATATCAATATCGCCGGAAAAGGCAATATTTATTTTCATAGAAAATATGTTGCCACCGACATCTGAATTAGTTTCATCAATATATGAAAAACATAAAGATGATGATGGGTTTTTGTATATTGAGTATTCAGGTGAAAATACATTTGGATAAAAATTGATTTAAAAAGTAAAGACTATAAATAAATAATTATATAAAATGAATAAAAAAAAAGAAGAATTTTTGGAGGAAATGAATAAATTTTTATATAAAAATCTGGATACAAATATGATAGTGGAGTGTAAGTTAGGAAGAATAGATAGTAATGGAGATTTTAGTAAGGGCATAGTGATAGATGAATTAAAGAAGTATTTAGAAAAATGGGAAGATAAGAAAAAGAAGTATTTTAGACATACTATATATTTCTATGATAATATGCAATTAATAGTGGATGAAGAAGGTAATAATAAATGTTATAAAGATACAATAAAGGATAAAACATTATTATTAAAAAATGATAATGGGATGGATATAAATGTTATAATAAAGGAAAGAAAAAAATCGAGTGTATTGGAATTTCCATGTAGAATGTATTATGATAGATGTGAAAATAGGGAGTTAATATCAGTAAATATATTTAATAATTTGAAGATAAATATTTATAACAAAAATAATTTGAAAGATGGGAATGAGATTTCAATTCAGTATTTACATAATTCGAGGAATGAAGATATGAATAGGATTATTGGAGTAATAAAAAAAATATTAGATGAGTGTGTATAATATTTAAGTTTTTTTTTTTAAAATAGATAAATAAAAATGAATTAAAGAATAAAAATTGATTTATATTTATTGATTAAAACAAAAAATTATGGATGAAAAGTTATTAACAAATGATGAATTGAGAATAGAGATAAGAAAGAAATTGAATAAGATTGTGAAAGATGAAAATATAACGGAAAATATTGAAAAGGGTATTTATAATTATAGTATAAAAGAGGCTACAAAGAAAAATTTAGTTAGAAAGTGGACAAATCCTAGATTTAGGATAATTTATATAAGTAAAGCGAGGTCGATTTATTCAAATTTGGATGATAAGTCATATATAAAAAATAATAGATTATTGACTAGGTTATTGGATGGTGAATTTTTGCCACATCAGATAGCATTTATGAATTGTCAACATACATTTCCTGAAAATTGGAAGAAATTGATAGATGAAAAATATAAAAGAGATAAGATATTATTTGAGATTGATTCTGGAGGTGCGACGGACGAATTTAAATGTAAGAGATGTAAACAGAGGAAATGTACATATTATGAGTTACAGACAAGGAGTGCGGATGAGCCGATGACAGTATTTGTGACATGTTTAAATTGTGGTAAGAGATGGAGAACTTGAGATGAAATATTTAAAATTTTCGATAAAAAAAATAAATAAGTATAAATGAGTGTAAAGTTTTAAGAAATAATGATTTAAAATATTTTTTTTATAATTTAAATTTTTGGATAAAAAATTTATTTGTGACAATAAATTATAAAAAAAAAAGAAATGTCAAGATTAGAAAAAAGAGTAAAAGAGCTTGAAAAGAAGTATCATGATTTATTAGAGAAATATGAAGAATTATCTAAGAAATATGCTTTTGGAAAGCCTGGACCATGTGGTCCGCCAGGTCCTCAAGGACCAGCTGGATGTCCTGGACCTAAAGGTCCTAAAGGTGATACTGGATGCCCAGGGCCAAAAGGTGCACCTGGATGCAGAGGACCTAAAGGAGAATGTGGCAAGACTATATGTGGACCAAAAGGTGAATGTGGTCCTGCTGGACCATGTGGTCCACAGGGTCCATGTGGTCCAAGAGGTCCATGTGGTCCTAGAGGACCGATCGGATATAGGGGTCCATGTGGTCCCCAAGGTCCTTGTGGTCCAGTTGGTCCATGTGGTCCAAGTGGTAAAAGAGGTCCATGTGGTCCTAAGGGGTATCCTGGACCTAAAGGAGAATGCGGACCATGTGGACCTTGTGGACCATGTGGACCATGTGGTCCAAAAGGACCTGGTGGACCTCAAGGTCCATGTGGTCCAATGGGATACAGAGGTAAACAAGGTGAAAAAGGAGATAGTGTTTGTGGACCACCTGGACCTCCTGGTCCAATGGGTCATCCAGGTAAGAGAGGACCAAAAGGACATCCAGGTGAGCAAGGATGTAAAGGAGAGCAAGGTTGTAGAGGAAGACAGGGACCAAGAGGACCTAAAGGAGAGTGTGGTCCCTGTGGACCACATGGACCATGTGGTAAACATGGAAGTTGTGGTCCTGAAGGACCGGCTGGACCATGTGGTCCAGCAGGTCCACCAGGACCAAGTGGAAGGCCAGGACCATGTGGTCCAAAAGGTCCATGTGGACCTAGAGGGCAGCAAGGATGTCAAGGACCACCTGGCAGATCAGTTATTAAATGTGTGGAACATCCTCAAACAAAAAAATGTCATTAAATGGAAAAATGTAAATATTTTCTTATTTAGTAAAATAATTATAGGTAAAAATTTTATATATGAATATATTTTTTATTTATATATAAAAAATTTGTAAGAATAAATTATTTTTTCAAGATATTTATAATTAAAATTATGAAAATGATGTCTAATAAAATAAATAATCCTAAAAGAATTTTGTAAGGAATTTTTAAATATTCCGCCCACCAACCTACAAAACCGAGACCTAATCCATTTGTGAAAGGAATAGGGATTCTTATATGAGGTATAATACTATGTTTTTCATTATCAAATGTGTTTAATTGTTCATTATCAGTAAGTAGATTGTCAGTAAGATCTTTGAGTATTTTTTTTCTTTTATTTTGTTTTAGTTTATTGGATTGAATCTGTTTATTTTTTTCTTTTATCATTTTTTCTTGATATGAAATTATTGAGTTAGCTTCATTAATATCTTCTTTTAAGACTTTTTCAATATATTCCATTTTATTAGTAAAACCTTTTAATTTATCATCATGATCTTTTTGTATTTCTTTTTGAGATAATGTACTACCATATTTTTTAATTTGATAATCGTTATATGCTGATAAATATTTGTTAAGATAAGAAGTATATTCTTTTTTTAGTTTATCAATATCACGTTTTCGTTGACACTCGCTATCGCATCCGGATATGAGAGTTTGTATTTTTTGAGACAATTGTTGATTCATATTATTTTAATATTAAAAGATATTATTTTTTTTTAAATAATATTAATAAGTATTTTTATTTAAGGTGGGTAAAAAGGAACTAATTATAAAATGTTTAAAATAATTTAAATGATTAAAGTGATAAAAATGATTATAGAATTAATTTATTTATAATTTTTTTTGAAATCATTAGTAGTTTGATATCTTTCATTAAATATTTTTTTCTTTTTATTATATATACATTAAATAAAATGACAAAATTTGGAAAACAATTATTAAAACAATATAGTAAATTAGGGAATGAAGAACTTGAGGTTCAATTTAAAGGTAGAAATATTCCTACACCAAAAAATGCATCTTATGTAAATGCAAGGAATATTGCTTTACAAAATTTAAAAAATCAATATGAATATTATTTAAGAAGATATGAAGAAGCATATGGACAATTAATGGTTAGGAAATCGCAAGTATTATCAAGAGGATTTATAGATGATGATGGAGAAGAGATTAGTACATTAGAATCGACAGTAACGAGATTGAATAAAAAGTTGATGGATATAGTAAGTCAAATAAAAAATAATAATATTCAAAATGATAAAGAGATTAGTGATTTAATTAATAATATTCAAGATAAAAATCAGGCTATTTCATCACAGCAAAGTCAACTTGGTGGGCAAAAAGATGTTATTGATTCAAGATTTCAAGAGTTAAATTCTGAAGCTCAAATGATGATCTATGGTCAAGAAACTAATAGACATAAAAGACACATGATACATATGTATTGGGCATTTAATATTATTGCAATAATATTTTTAATAGGTTTATATACTAAATTGAAGAACCAAAAATAAGTTTTATAAAGATTAAATAAAAATATTTTTTTGTAATTTAAAAGAGAAAACTAAATTTTTTTTTTTTAGGTTAAAGGATTATAATAAATTTGATATAAAAAAAAATTTTTTTAAAAAAATTTTGTTAGTAATATTTATAGATTAATAATATAAATATGTATTATGAACATTTCGCAAATCCACAAGAGCAAAAAAATTTATCACTTTTGAAATCCAAATATAATAATTTAACTGCAGCAATTAAACAATATCAAGCGGATGAAAAGCAGACATGGCTTGATATGAATATTTCAAAGAATCCTGATTTTGCTAAACAAAGAGAAGCATATTTGATCCAAAAAAAATTGGATAGATTAAAAACTGAAAGAGATATGGTATTCAACGAATTATCAACTCAATATAATAATCTTACTAAATATAGAAATAATTTACAACAATTGAATGAAAGAAATAATCAAGTAGGAAATTTACAAAATTCCGCTAAAGATAATAATATGAAATCATTACAATCCATTGATCAAGATATATTAACCAGAAGAAGACAAGCACAAATAAATATGAATCAATGGCACAAACAGAATAATTTATTATTTTATTTAAAAATATTTTTTATTTTTACCTTGATTGCAATGATACCAATAATATTTGGACTAAATGGATTACTTAAAAAAAGTTTAGTTAATTTATTGGTATTAGTAATTTATATCATTTGTGGTATAATATTATTAATAAGATTCATTGATAATTCAAATAGATTAAAAATATTCTGGAACGAAAGAGTCTTTGTCGGAAAAGGAGATCCCGAACCGGAACCACCATTGAGAGAAGATCAAGAATTCTGTATACCACCACCAGGATATTTTGGTGGATGCGCATCAACACAATTCGGATGTTGCCCCGATGGGATAACGCCAAAGAATTCCGAAGATGATAAATGTTCTGGATCAAAACATAATTGGCAAAAATAAAGTTAAATTTTTTTGTAAATATATTATCTAATATTATAATATTTTTATATAATAATATTAAAGAATATGGGAAATAGTCCAAGTAGTCCACCACCACCTCCTACTCCAATGCCAGCACCTTATTGTGATGCAGCATGTGAAAGAGAAAAAAATATTGCAAGTTTAAAATCAAAATATGATAAGTTAAGAAATGAAGAAATAGAAATAAAAAGTCAAACAGAAAAAGCGAAAAATGATTATTATTCATCTAAATATGGTCCTTCATGGATTGATAATGAAAAAAAGAAAGAATTAGCAAATGAAAGAGCAAAAATAAGAAAAGAAAAAGAAGTAATTATTGATAATCTAGTAAAACAATATAATAGTAAAATTCATATAGCATACACACAAAATAATTTAATTAATAAACAAAATTTAATAATAAATGGTGAATCAAATAATAGATTACAACAAACAAATAATATAAGCGAATTAAATGAATTGGATACAACTCAAAGAAGAGCTGTATTATTCAAAGAATTAGAATATCGAGGTCATCAAAAAATATTATATAGATTTAGATTAATAACATTTATTTTATTTGTGATTTTAATTTTACTATTAATCTTCAAAGGTGGTTTAAGTTTTAGAAAAAAATCAATTACTAATAATAATTCTAATATTCAAGGATTGAAATATACAAATAAATAATCTTAATAAATAAATATGTTAAAAAAAAATATTTTTTTTTATTCAGTACTAATAACTATATTGATATTTATTTTATTAATCATTATCATAAAACAACGAAATATAGAAAATTTTAAAATATTAAATGTTATAAATGGTGACAAAAATTTTAATAGAATAAATATTTGGAAAAATATAAAAGATAATTATGGAGAAATAGAAGCTCTAAAAATATTTCCTAAAACGTTTATTTTACCAAACGAAATAAACGAGTTAATGAATGATAAAAATAAAGAATATATTTTAAAAAAATTATGGGGTGGGGAAAGAAAAAATATTGATCTATTTAATAATAAAAAAAAAATTAAAAAATATTACAAAAATTATGATATTGCCCAAGTATATATTTATAATCCTATTCTTTATAATGGATTTAAATTTGATATTCGTTTTTTTATGGTTGTAGATTGTTCTAAAGGTATATATTTAAATATAGATGGTTACAATGTTTATACAAAAAAGAAATTTAAATTAAATAGTATTGATAAAAATGAAAAAATAAATCAATTTCATACAGATGAATCTCATTATGATATTAATAAATTACCAAGATATTTTAAAGAATTTTGTCTCAAAAAAAAAATAATAAGTAGAGATAAAATTTTGAAAAAATTAAGAAAAAAATTAAAAAAATTAGTTGATGTTTCTGGAAATTTATGTAGCAATGAAGATATTTTCAAAAATAAAAAATGGATTTATGGTTTAGATGTTGAATTATTAGAAAATGGTGAACCTATAATTATAGAAATAAATTCTAGACCTGTATTAAATTTTACTATAGAATGGAAACAGCAAATACTTTACAAAATAATGGAAGATGTTAAAAATAGTAATTATAAGAATGGAAATTGGTTAAAAATATAATATTATTTTTTAAATAAAAATTAATATGAAATAAAAATTGGAATGAAATAAAAAATTGGATAGTTAATTTAAACTCGGAGCGTTCCGATTTGCCTTTGGCAAAGTAGGAACACTCAGATAGGGCATAAGCCCTATCAAATATAATTTATTTTTCTTTTTTGATTGTTTATGAATAATAAATAAAAGATAGGATATTAATTGCATAAGAAATGTAGATTTAATTAGAAGTTCCCAACCTGACATTTTATTTAAAATTAATAGATTGTATGTCCACTGGTTTCTAATGAATTTATTGAATAATGTAAATGAAATCGCGAAGATTAAATAATATAAATATAAAAAAATGTGTTTTAAATGAAAATTTTCTAGATGTAAAAGTTCAATGAAAATGATTATACTATCTAAAAGATGGGGAACAATAGAATTATATTCCATATCATGAATATCAAATTGAGTTCCATCATTTTTTTTTCGTTTTGGGAATAAAATTAAAAAATATTGTATATTGACACAAAGACATGCGGGAGCAATAATTTTAAATAAGAGATGATTAAATGAAAAATTTATTTTTTTGAATTTTAATAAAAAATATATAGTTAAAATGATTTGCGTTTGGTAAGTTAGTTGTGAAAAGTACCATATGATTTTACGATAATTTTTTTTATCTTTTGTATTGGGATAAAAATCATTTGCATATGAATTTTTATTTTTTTTATCAAGACATGATGTAAAGGAAAGAAAAACGGAGATAAGTAAGAATGAGTTTGTTAAAATATAAAATGGATTATTATGATTTTCATAAGATATTTTCGACATGATTATTTAGATAAATATTAAAATTTTTTAAATTTTTTTGTAAAATTTAATATTTATGATTATATTATGGATGAAGTAAAAATAAATGATGATAGTAGTGATTTAAGAGAAAAATTAAGATTATTAAATAAAAATTATAAAACTTTGGAAGAAGAATTTAAAATAAAAACGTTAGAATTCGAAAAAAAATTTATAGAAATATTAAAAAAATCAAATATAAAAAAAGAAACAGCAATAAAGGAAGATACAAACAATAAAAATATAGATGAAAAAAAATATATTAAGAAATTATTTAAAAAAATATCATTAATGACGCATCCAGATAAAGTAAACGATATTAAAAAAAATGATATTTTTAATAATAGTAATAATGCGAAAGATGAATTAAATTTAATGGAATTAGTTAATGATGCAGAAAAATTGAATATTAATTTTAAAGAGTTAGATAAAGATAATATATATACAAAAGATTATATTTTTGAAAAAATAATAGAAAAAACGAAAAAAATTAATAAAATCAAAACTTCATTGGTATATCATTGGTATACGTTAAAATTATCAGATGAATGCATAAAAAATATTCTTTTGTCTAAAAAATAAATATTTGAGATAATAAGTGAGTTTAAAATATTTATTTAATATGTTACATTAAAATAATTAACATGACTTCTAGTGTAGGATGGATAGTTGAAAATGATGAATTAATTTACAAGAGTCCATTAATGAGAGTTGAATCATCTACAACGAATAATGGTTTCGAATGTAAAAGTAATTTAAATGGAGATGCTGGAGATTCTGAAGATGCAAATTTCGGTAATCTTAGTGCGTTTGAGGGAACTGGTATATCAATTAAAAGACAAATATCGTCATCGAACTTAGGTGATTTTAGAATATTTTTGGGAGGGGCGTTAGCAAATTCTAATAGTGGATTTGGTTCAACCATGAATAATGCATTAGTAATAAAAGATGCTTCAAAGTCAAATTATGCATATTATCATTCACAAGCAACGAAAAATTTGGCTTTATTTACGGGGTCTCATATATCCAAAATTGATAGTTCAGATAATGAATTATTGACTTTATCAGGTGATTTGATAGGTAGATGCGTATCAATGACAGGAGAATATTCAACATTAGATTTGGAAAATGATCAAATTTTGGAGAATAAATATGAAGGAGTCATGATAAATAATGCACATCCTGTAGTTAAGTTTTCGACCTTAGAGAATGATAAAAAAATATATGGTATTATAAGCGAATTTGAAACTAATTCAAATTCAAGAACAATTGGAACAGGAGGGATTTTTTTAAAATCTTATGCAAAAAATTCAAATGATGTTAGAGTTGTCTTGAATTCAATTGGTGAAGGTGGTATTTGGGTAGTTAATAGTAATGGATCAATACAAACAGGTGATTATGTATCATCATTTAAAGAAGGCTATTGTCAAAAACAAGATAATGATTCTTTACATAATTATACAGTAGCAAAAATAACTTGCGATTGTAATTTTGATGAAACAACTGATTGGAATGATGAAAATGGAAGTGATACAAGCAAATTTCGTGGTAAAAATATTACTATAGATGGTATAACTTATAAAGCGGCATTTTTGGGTTGTATATATTTGTGTGGATAGTGACAACGAAATTTTAAATGAGAATAATTTAAATATTAAGGAAATTATTTTGTAACAATAAATTATATAAATAATTTATTAAATAACATAGATAAGATGTGTTGAAAATAAAATTCCTTTTTTTTTTTTTTTTTAAATAAGTTTTTTTTATTCAAAATTTTTTTGTTAATATAGAATATATACAAAAAAAAATGCCAACAATCGGATGGAAAAGTTCACTCGAGCATGTCGCTCTCAACTACTATGTCTATGATCCTGTATCAGGATTAGAGTCTATTGTTCCAACACAATCTTATGTAGATGCACAAGTCCAAGGATTAAAAGTTAAAACATCGGCAACAGCTGCAACGGATGGTACCGAAGCTGGTGGTAAATTAGCTGATCCAACTACATTTGTTTCAGGGGATGTAGTGGACGGTATTACATTATCAAATGGTGATATTATATTAGTAAAAGATGCAACTAGCGCTATTAATAATGGTTTATATTTAGTTGGAACCGAATCATCAGTAAGAACACCAGATAATGATGAGACAGCAGAGATTCCAAATTCATTTGTTTTTGTGACTGAAGGTTCAGCATATGGATCTACTGGTTGGGTATCAACAGTTGATCCTACTGGATTTACACTTGGAGCAAGTGATGTAACTTATTCTCAATTTTCTTCAACCGGTCATATTACCGCAAGCGATAACTTAACAAAAACTGGTAATAATGTTACATTAAATCCATCCTTAACTAGTATGGTCAATATTGATGGTACTGGAGATCTTACAATGGGAACTATAACTATGACTGGATTTTCAGTTGCAGCTGATGGAGCAACAACAACTCTTTCCCTTGATAACAGCAGTGGTGGCGTAACCAATGCAGGTTCAATTGCTGGAGCAACAAATATTGATGGTTCTGGTGATCTTACAATGGGAACTATTACAATGACTGGTTTCTCTGTAGGAGGAACTGGTTCTACAACAACAGCATCACTAAACAACAGTAGTGGAGGAATTACCAATGCAGGTGCAGTTTCTGGCGCAACAACAATTGATGGTTCAGGAGATCTTACTATGGGTACCATTAGTATGACTGGGTTTGAAGTAGCTGCAGATGGTGCTACTACTACTCTTTCAATTGATAACAGTAGTGGAGGAATTACAAATGCGGGTGCTGTTTCAGGTGCAACAACTATTGCTATGGGTGGTGCACTTTCTGGAGCAACAACTATTGATGGTTCAGGAGACCTTACTATGGGAACTATTACAATGACTGGTTTCTCTGTCGATGCTGATGGTGATACTGTTACTAAATCACTCAATAACAGCAGTGGAGGAATCACAAATGCGGGTGCTGTTTCAGGTGCAACTACTCTTGCTATGGCTGGTGCCCTCACTGGAGCAACCGATATTGATGGATCAGGCGACCTTACCATGGGAAGCATAACAATGACTGGTTTCTCTGTTGATGCTCATGGTGATGCAGTAACCAAATCGCTCGATAACACAAGTGGTGGAATTACTAATACAGGTCCTATTGCTGGAGCAACAACCATTGACGGTTCTGGCGATCTTACCATGGGATCAATTACAATGACTGGTTTCGCTGTAGGTGGAACTGGTGCTACAACAACCGCATCACTTGACAACAGTAGTGGGGGAATTACCAATGCAGGTGCAGTTTCAGGTGCAACAACTATTGCTATGGGTGGTGCACTTTCAGGTGCAACAAGTATTGATGGTTCAGGAGATCTTACAGTAGGAACAATAACCATGACAGGATTTGAAGTCGCAGCTGATGGAGCAACAACAACTCTTTCCCTTGATAACAGCAGTGGTGGCATAACAAACGCAGGTTCAATTGCTGGAGCAACCAGCATTGATGGTTCTGGTGATCTTACCATGGGTACTATTACAATGACTGGTTTCGCTGTTGATGCCGATGGTGATACTGTTACCAAATCACTCAATAACACAAGTGGTGGAATCACTAATACTGGTGCTGTATCTGGTGCAACAAGTATTGATGGATCTGGTGATCTTACCATGGGAACTATTACTATGGTTGGTTTCTCAGTAGATGCCGATGGTGACACAGTAACTAAATCAATCGATAACACAAGTGGAGGAATCACTAATGCTGGAGCAATTGCTGGAGCATCAACTATTGACGGTACTGGTGATCTTACCATGGGAACTATTACAATGACCGGTTTCACTGTTGATGCTGATGGTGATACAGTAACAAAATCTCTTGATAATTCAAGCGGTGGAATTACTAATGCAGGTGCCGTATCTGGCGCAACAACAATTACCATGGCTGGTGCACTCTCAGGAGCAACTAACATTGATGGTTCAGGAGATCTTACCATGGATACTATAACCATGACTGGATTTTCAGTTGCTGATGATGGAGCCACAACTACTCTTTCACTTAATAACAGCAGTGGAGGAATAACAAATGCTGGTGCCGTTTCTGGTGCATCCACCATCGATGGTTCAGGAGATCTTACTATGGGAACTATTACCATGACAGGTTTCTCAGTAGCCGCTGATGGTGCTACTACCACTCTTTCACTCGATAACAGCAGCGGTGGAGTTACCAATGCAGGTTCGATTGCTGGAGCAACTAGCATTGACGGATCAGGCGATCTTACCATGGGAACCATTACTATGACCGGTTTCTCAGTTGATGCCGATGGTGACACAGTTACCAAATCACTCAATAACACAAGTGGTGGAATCACCAATACTGGAGCTATCGCTGGTGCAACAACTATTGATGGAACAGGTGATCTTACTATGGGAACAATCACCATGACAGGTTTCTCAGTCGCTGCAGATGGAGCAACATCAACACTTTCTCTTGATAACAACAGTGGTGGAATCACCAATGCAGGTGCTGTTTCAGGTGCCACAACCATTGGTATGGCTGGCGCACTCTCAGGAGCCACCAGCATTGATGGAAGTGGTGATCTTACTATGGGAAGCATTACCATGACTGGGTTCTCAGTTGGCGGAACTGGTGCCACTACCACCTTATCTCTCAATAACAGCAACGGAGGAATCACCAATGCCGGCGCAGTATCTGGTGCAACAACCATTGATGGATCTGGTGACCTCACCATGGGAACAATTACCATGACAGGTTTCACAGTTGACGCTGATGGTGACACCGTAACCAAATCACTTGATAACAGCAGTGGTGGAATCACAAATGCAGGTGCTGTTTCAGGCGCAACAACCATTGGCATGGCAGGAGCACTCTCTGGAGCAACCAGCATTGATGGAAGTGGAGATCTTACTATGGGTACAATCACCATGACAGGTTTCTCAGTCGCTGCTGATGGAGCAACAACAACTCTCTCGCTCAATAACAGCAGTGGTGGAGTTACCAACGCAGGTTCAATTGCTGGAGCAACAAGCATTGACGGATCAGGCGATCTTACTATGGGAACTATTACCATGACTGGATTTACAGTTGACGCTGATGGTGATACAGTTACTAAATCTCTCAATAACTCAAGTGGTGGAATTACCAATGCTGGACCAATTTCAGGAGCAACTACTGTAAATGCATCAGGAACTGGTACATTTGGAACTGTTAACGATGGTACATTTAGTCACAGTGGGGGTGTCGCAGCAGGAACACTTCACTACATAAAAACAGTTGGAGGTGTTGACTACCAAGTAAATCTTCTTGTTTAAAAATATTTAGTAATATTAATTATTAATTAATTTTGTTTAAAAAATAGAATAAAAAAAAATAATAAATATATGAATATATTTTTTATCTTTTTAATTTTAACGATTTTAATTTTATTATTCATTTTTTTTGAAAGAAATCTATATTTTATATGCCAGAATAATGAACAATCATTGCAAAATCAAGAAATCAATTACATTCAAAATATTAAATATCCTCATTATTTAAATAATCATAAATTTAACTTTAATTTTTATAATTATCAACATATTTTTCCATTTCTTCGCATATTCAAACTAAAACGAACAGAAATTTTACAAGAAATAAATAAAAATCTAAATTATAAAAAAAAAAAAGGAAAAATTTTAAATCTTTGGCACAATTGGCCAGAAAAAAACTTATATCATCAAAATATGTCTTGGAAAATAATTCCTTTCTATGGTTTTAATTATTGGGTTTCCTATAATTGTACTCAATATCCTATTATTTATAATTTATTAAAAAATATTAAAGGACTACGAACTGCTATTCTTTCTAAATTAGGAAAAAAAACAATCTTAGAAAAACATCAGGGATGGGCAGAATTATCTAATAATGTATTAAGAGTCCATTATGGAATAGTTGTTCCAAATGAATGTTATATTGGTGTTGAAAATGAAAAAAAAAAATTACTAATAATAGTATTATCGTATTTGACGATTCTAAATTGCATTGGGCCGAAAACAATTCAGATCATGACAGGATTGTTCTTATATTAGATATTGATAGACCTTCATATATCGAAAAAGGAAAATCTATTATTAAAGATACTCCTGAATTAAAAAATTTTATAAAAAAAATTATCAAATCTAATGAGTCGGAGGAAGCTCATTAAATGTTAGTCCAAAATTTTCACTTAACGTTTCACATAAATCATCAAGAGGTGGTACTAAACAAACATTGAAAATTTGTTCACCGCATTGTTTACTAATTACACTAGGGAACTCAGCATCCTTTCCAGGATCACCTTTAAATTTATCCTTAGTTTTAGGACTTATTAAAAATAAAATTAAAATTATAACAGCCATCATCGAAATTAGTGATAAAGTTCCTGATGCTGCAATAGCTGCTCCGCTTCCACCCTTTTTTTTTTTAATTATTCGATGTTTATTATTCTCTAAATCAATATTTTCTTTATATTTATCATTTTCCAAATCAATATTTTCTTTATGTTCATCATCCTCTAAATCAATATTTTCTTGATTGAGATTATTTTCATTATTAATAGATTCGGATCCATTATTTATCTCCGAATTATTATTTTCTGTATTAACTATATTTTGGGAATGATCTATTTTATCATTTTTTTTTTCAATAGAAAAAAGGAGAACAGTTAGCAAAGGAATTAATAAAAAAGAACTTTTCATTAACATCATATATATTTTAAAATTTTTCTGATTTTTTAAAAAGAACATTCTATAATTGGATTTTTCAATTAAAAATTTCATAATTTTTATGTTCTTTAATTTTACTATCATCTTCTATTATACATTCATCATCGCTCGAATTATTTTGCTCTAGCCAATCTATTCCTCTAAAACCTATTTTTCCACGTTGACGTGTTTTACCAAATTTCTTTTCCAAATATTTTTGTAAATCTTTCTTAGGTGGGCATTTTTGATCCGGATATACTTCCTTATACCATATTCTAAATTGCGGAAATATTTCTTGCATTGTAAGATATCCTTTCGGATATTCCATAATATGATCGCTAATAAATTCTGCATAAGTATCATTTAGAGCACGATAATCATTTGTAGCCACTTTAACTTCCATTGGTTCCTTCAATCCAGGAGAAATATTTTTTTGTTTATCTCCAAACTTAAATACTCTGTAATATTTGTTTAACAGCATCCATAGAAACGCATCTGCCCATAATTTTAATTTTGGAGTTAGATTATGATCGATCTTGAATTGATTAGGTTTTTTTGGATCAGGATCTTGTACGAACTCTGATGTAAATTCAACCACTCGCAATCTTCTCCACGTACCTCCATCATCGGATGGAATACTTGGCAATTTATTACATGTCAACACCATATGAAATTGGGGTTTAAATTCAATTGGTTCAGTATGCAAGGCTCGTGCTTGAATTGTATCTCCTCCAGTTAGTTCTTTCATCAATCCAACCTGTATTTTTTCGTTTTCGTCTGGTTCCTGAAGACATGCAAATCGTTTTCCTTTTGTACGAGCTAGCTCAGGAGTCGCCTGATTACTACAAGCACGTTTTCGTGTCAATACAGTGATTGGTAATTTGCAGCAATAATCGCCTAATCCAAGTTCAAACAGCTCAATTAATTTTGATTTTCCATTACCTCCAGATCCGGTCCATATATGAAACAACTCATTACCAGTATCACCTGATAAAAAGGTTGATAGCAACATTAATACATACTCCCGCACATGTTTTTTTGGTAAAACTTGTTTCAAAAAATTTTGAATATCTTCAAAGATAGGATCATCATCGTCCCAATCATAATAGTCACGACCTGTTGAGAAAGATACAAAATCTTCTGGTTTCCCTTGTCTAAATTCCATTTTATCTAGATCATAAATACCATTTTTAAATCCGATTAGATGTTTATTACTATCTAAAAGTTCATAAAATTTGTGTTTGTAAAATAATTCTGCACTTTCTTCCATAACCTGTCCTTTAAAAGATGTAGTTCTTAATTTATATGATATGTCCATTAATTGTTTTCCTTTCTTTAAATAAGCTTCCTTTTGAGGATCTTCATCTCCCGCAGATGCAGCTTTGTTGCTGTAATATGCTGCTGATGTGCTGAAAATATTTACTGTATCATTTGATATTTTAATCCTTAAATTAATACCTGCATCTGACTCTCTCCATAGTGGACTTTTAAATTCATACCATTTTTTTTTTTTTAACGATGTGCAAACGAATTCATCTTTAAATTTTTCATGTAAAACTTTACCTACATCATAACTTGGGGCAATGGGACCATTTGTACATTTAAGAACTAGATCTTCTATTGTTGGTTGACAAATCTCATCATATTTTCTTTTATTATCTAATTTACACCAATGTCTTAGACTACCAATAGTTAATCCTTCTTCATTCATCTGATTCCATTTTTCTTCACAATCATTTTGCGCGCTATATTTATACTGCAATGGTCGTTTACTAAATTCTATCCATTCAGGTAATAAACCACTCCAAATGTTATGTAAACAAAAACCTACTTCCAACCATGTTTTATAATTTTCCGCCCTTTCAATTGATAAAATTTTAATATATTTTCGAATCTTATCTATATCATCAGGTGGTTCAGGGATAACAAAATTATTATTTTTAAAGTATTTTTTGGTTTTTGAGCTTTTAATCCTATTTTTTTGTTTATAAATAGCATCAAACTCTCTAATATCATCTAATCTATCTTTTTTATAAGGTGTTTCTACATGATGACCTTGTATACTTAGTTTTCTAATCAAATATTTAACTGTATAAATTTTTTTTTTATCTTGTTCTGTAATTATTTGAATATGATCATTTTTATGATTTGTTCCTACTTGATAAATATTTGTTAATTTATAAGCTTCACAACCAGGTTTTTGTGAACCATATAACATCCATGAATTTTTTTCAATAACTGCTTCATCAATTATATCTTCAATTGAATTTGTTACTTCGATATTTTTTAGAATACTATCTTTTGATTTAAGAACTCTATTTCTTATCAAATATTGTATATTTGGTTTTGTAATTATATATGGAAACATTATATGTAATCCATCTTTCCTTGTTACTTCATTATATTTTTGATCTCGATTTTTTTCAAAAACAAATGCATAGCGTTCGATATTTTCATGTAGATCTAAATAATAATTAATTGATTCCATATAAATACTAAGTAAATTCTCAATAAATGTTTGGCTATATATTTTAAAATTATTTTCTTTAGAAGTTTTACAGATCTGATATCTTAAGTCGATATCAATAATTATTGGTGATTTATCTTCATGTTTTTCGCATAAATATACTTCTTCATTATTTTTGAAAACCGCATTATAATATAGATCGTAAAATTCTTCTTTTGCATTTTCAGGGATATTAAATGTACCGGGATAACCTTTATTTAATTTTTTATCATAAATACTTAAATGTGTAAAAGATTCTCCTTTACTTGTTCTTTTTGATTCTAAAAATTTCCTAAGATTAGATTTTTTCCGCGATTTAATTACAATAGATGTCATTTTAATTTTTTTTGATTAAATTAAATCGTTTTAATCTAAAATCAAATTTTTATAAAATTATTTTAGTAATAAATTATTTGTATTCATAATAATATTTTTATTATGATAATCTTCTAAATTATCATGTCTTTCATCTTCCTCATCTGATGAATCTTCATGTTCTAACCAATCGATTCCTCTAAATCCTACTTTTCCACGTTGTCGTGTTTTTCCATATTTCTTTTCCAAATATTTTTGTAAATCTTTTTTAGGTGGGCATCTTTGATCTGGATACACTTCCTTATACCATATTCTAAATTGTGGAAATATTTCTTGCATTGTGAGATATCCTTTCGGGAATTCTCGTATATGATCGCTAATAAATTCTGCATAAGTATCATTTAGAGCACGATAATCATTTGTTGCAACCTTTACTTCTACTGGTTCATGTAATCCTGGTGATATATTTTTCCGTTTATCGCCAAACTTAAATACTCTGTAATATTTGTTTAACAGCATCCAAATAAACGCATCTGCCCAAATTCTTAATTTTGGTGTTAAATTATGATCAATCTTGAATTGATTAGGTTTTTCGGGATCTGGATCTTGAACGAACTCCGATGTAAATTCAACCACTCGCAATCTTCTCCACGTACCTCCATCATCGGATGGAATACTTGGCAATTTATTACATGTCAACACCATATGAAATTGGGGTTTAAATTCTATAGGTTCAGCATGTAATGCACGTGCCTGAATTGTATCTCCTCCTGTAAGTTCTTTCATCAATCCTACCTGTATTTTTTCGTTTTCGTCAGGCTCCTGAAGACATGCAAATCGTTTACCTTTTGTACGAGCTAGCTCCGGAGTCGCCTGATTACTACATGCACGTTTTCGTGTCAATACGGTGATTGGTAATTTGCAACAATAATCACCTAATCCAAGTTCAAATAGCTCAATTAGTTTTGATTTTCCATTACCTCCGGAACCCGTCCATATATGAAATAATTCATTTCCAGTTTCTCCTGATAAAAAGGTTGATAACAACATTAATACATATTCTTTTACATGATTTTTAGGTAAAACTTGACTTATAAAATTATGAATATCATCGAATATTGGATCATCTTCTGCCCAATCATAATAATCACGTCCAGTTGAGAATGAAACATAATCTTCAGGTTTGCCTTTTCTAAATTCCATTTTATCTAAATCATAAATACCATTTTTAAAACCCAATAATGATTGATTTTGATCAAGTTTTTCAAAAAATTTCTCTTTATAAAATAATTCTGCACTTTCTTCCATTACTTGATTTTTAAAATTTGTAGTTCTTAATTTATATGATATATCAGTCAAGTGTTTGCTTCTACTTATATATGTTTCTTTTTGCGGATCCTCATTTCCGACTGCAGCAGCTTTATTATTATAAAATCCTGCTTGCTTTGCAAATATATTTACAGTATCATTTGAAATTCGTATCCTTAAATTTATTCCTCCATCCGATTCTCTCCATAGATGGTCCTTAAATTCATACCATTTTTTTCTTTTTAACGATAAACAAGCAAATTCATCTTTAAAATTTTCATACAATACTTTCCCAACATCATAACTTGGTGATGTCGGTCCATTTGTACATCTTATTATTAATTCATGCAAATTTGGCATCCGTATTTCATCATATTTTTTCTCATTATCTATTTTACACCAATGCCGTAAACTTCCAATGGTAAGTCCTTCATCATTCATTGTATGCCATTTTTCTTCACAATCCTTTTCTGCTGAATTTGCATATTTTTTACATTTCTTGCTAAAATCTATCCACTCTGGTAATAAACCAGGCCATATATTATGTAAACAAAATCCAACTTCTAACCAAGATTTATAATTTTCAGCTCTTTTATGACTTAATATAGATATATATTGCCTAATTCTCTCAATATTATTAGGTGGCTCCCCAATTGGTTTTCTATTTTTAAAAAACTTCTGTATACTTTTTATTCCCTTTTTTTTTAAAAATTTTTTGCTACTATCTTTATATTCAATTATTTCTTGTATTCTATCCTTATTTATTTCAGTTAATACCAAATGTCCCTGGATACTTAATTTTTTAACTAAATATTTATTTGTATATATATCTCTTCTTTCATTTTCAGGAATATTTGTTATATGATCATTCAAATTACTTCTTACTTGATATATATTCCTTAATTTATATGCCTCTCCTCCTGGTTTTTTACTTCCATATAATAACCAAGAATTTCTCTCTATTACTGACTCATCAAAAATATCCTCTTTAGGATTTGTTGCACCAATCTCATCTATAATCGCTTGACATCCTTCCAAAACTTTATTTCTTATTAAGTATTGTATACATGGTTCCGTAATTATATAAGGGAAAATTATATGTATGCCATCTTTCATGGTATTTTTATCATATTGCGATGGTCTGTCTTTTTCAAATATAAATGCATATCTTTCTCTATTTTCTTTAATGTTCAAATAATATTCTATTTGATCCATATACAGATTTAATATTTTGAAAATAAAACCATTATTATATATTCTGCTTTTACAATTTATTGGATATCTTAAATCAATATCAATTAAAATTGGTCCCAAATGCTCATGTTTTTCTGCTAAAAATGCATCTTCATTATTCTCAAATACAGCTCTTGAATAAATATCATAAAATTCTTCTTTATCTTTCTCAGTTATATTAAATATTCCCCCATATCCAGTACCATTCTTACGATCCCATATACTATTATGAGTATAAGCATCACCTTTATGCACCTTATGTGCGGCTAAATATTTATATAATTCTGATGATTTTTTAATATTTTTTAATGAATTCATGACAACTTATAATATATTCAACAAAAAATTTTAAGTATTTTTAATTGAATAAAAAAATTTCTTAAAAATTATCATTATTTTTAAAAAAAAAAAAAGGATCCATTCCCAATCCATTATGTTAAAAATATAAATTAATTTTAATATAGTATATACTATTTTATTTATTTTTTTTAAATATAAATAAAAAATATATATTATTATCTGAATCATTTTTTTAATCATAATTTT